ATTGTCTATGAATTCTGGTGCAACTGCACCTGAATGGACTTCAGTAGATGTTTCTGTTGGTGGAACAGGATTAGCTAGTTTCACAGCAGGAGATATTCTGTATGCGACTGGTGCAACAACTTTAGCGAAGTTAGCTAAAGGAAGTGCGGCAGACACACTTACAATGAACGCAGGTGCAACTGCTCCTGAATGGGCGGCTTCAGCAGGTGGCGGACTTGATGCAACAAGCACTTTTGCTAATGGTGGAAATGTATTTTATAATAGATGGAATACACAACAAACTACTTCTTCAACAACTTATGTAGATATAACAGCTTCGGTTTGGACAAGTATTGGTACAGGAGCATTATCCGCTAATAAAAAGATTTGGTTTCAATATAAAGTACAAGGTGTATTTGAAGCTACAGGCGACTATTATCTTAAATCATATAAGTCAATAGATAATGGTTCTAACTATACTGAAATATCAACAAATGGTGGTGGCGAACAACATTATGAAAGTCATGGAGTACACGACAATTGGGACACTTATTCTTTTATTGGTTGGGATATAATTCCATTTTCATCAGGCGAAACACCTGCCTTTAAATTAATGATGAAAAGGGCGAGTAGTTCTAATCCATTTAGAGTTAATTATGATGAAGATAACGATACTAATACAGGTATTTATTCCATCATGTCAGCAATAGTAATGGCATAATAATAAGGAGATAATAAAAAAATGGCAAATATAGATATAATGAAAGCAATAATAGCAATTAATCCTGATGCAGAATTAAGTATAGTAGGAGAAACTTATAGTGGAATTATTTGGGGAGATGTACCTGTAATTTCACAAGCTGATATTGAAGCGAAACAAGCAGAACTTCAAGTAATAGAAGATGCGGCAGTAGCACAAAAACCTATTGACAAAGCTAATGCTAAAGCAAAGTTAATTGCAGGAGAAGCATTAACTGAAGCTGAAGCTGACACAATCGTAAAATAGATAATCTAAAATCATGGAGAGTTGCTATGGGCAGATGGACTGTAATTATTAAATGGTCTAAATGGTCTTATAGTGTCCTTCTATATAAACATTTTTTATAAATTATTATAGGGCCTATGAAATTTTTACTCATAGGTACTGTATGTTTATTAACAGATCTTTCTGATCCCACATCAGTAGTTTGTAAATATGTTATCAATGAAGAGCCATACACTAATTCAGTAGATTGTATTAAACAATCACGCCTATTTGTAGATCAATTAAAACCAATGCTCGTGGATAATAATGGTTCAGTAAAATTTTTTTGTTATCCTTATCAACCAATTAAATTAGATGGGGAAAAAATATGATTGCCGGAATAATGAAACTACTACCATTATTAAATAAAGCTATTGATCTAGTTCCAGATAAAAACAAAATAACAGAACAGAAAGCTGATCTTGAAAAAGAATTATTAAAAGCATTAGTGGATGTAGATAAAGAACAAGCTAAAATAAATAGAGCAGATGCTCAAGCAATAGGCCCACTATCCTGGATACAAAGATTATGGAGGCCCACTCTTGCCTGGGTATGTGTCTTTGCTTTTATGTTTCAGTTCCTGGTCATACCCATTACTAATTGGTGGTGTGCTTTAAATGGAACAACAATAAATTTACCTACTCTGGACAGCTCTACTTTGATGACAGTTTTATTTGCATTACTTGGAATGACAGGAGCAAGATCCTTTGATAAATTAAAAAAGATTAATAATAAAAAATAATATGGCTGATGATAAAAAGTGTAAAAGTTGTGGGTGTGAATGTCATTGCGATGGTGATTTACACAATCATCATTGGGATGGTGATGTATGTACTTGTGGACAATGTAACTGTGCTAGAAGTAAAGCAAATGATTTAACTTATGAAAGTAATAATGTTGTTGTTGTTGATAGTACAAATGATTGTGAAGGGTGTGGCTAATGGATCTTGAAGATAAAATAATTGCTATGGATTATCATTTTACAGCTTGGTTAATAATTGCATTGTGTCTGTTGGCTTTATTTGGAGGGCCGGATAGTACATGGATAAGATAAATGAGAGATCAATTATCAGTACAGATATTAAAACAATAGTAGCTTTAATAGCTGGAGCCTGTGTAGGATTGTGGGCCTACTTTGGTATCATTGAAAGATTAAATAATACTGAAACCAATGGTAAGTTAATGATAGCTGATGTTGAAAAGAATACAGAGTTTAGAATTAAATGGCCAAGAGGAGAGTTGGGCTCGTTACCAGCAGACAGCGAACAGTTTATGTTAATAGAACACATGGCCGGTCAATTAGAGAAACACTCTAAACAATTAGAAAGTGGAATGCACAATAAAGTTAATATAGAATTTTTACAAAAACAAGTAGAGAAGATGGCAGATGATATTGAAAAATTAAAAGATAAAGTTAGAGCCAATGGTAAAGAAAACCATCAATGATATTAGAAACAGTATTTGCTTTATTAATGTTTGTTAATAATGAGATCAAAGAACATCGTATCCAGGACAACTTATCTATTTGTCTGCGTCATAAGAGAGAGGCAACAAGAATACCATCAAATAGTGTTACTTACAAATGTATTAAATCACAAGCAGAAATAGAAATAAATATTGATGGTACAAAAACTATTAAGAAACTGATATTAAAATGAACAAAATAATACAAAAGATAGGAGTATGGCACTCCAAGATATTTGGATTTCTTTCTGAAAAAGCAAAGACTTCAAAGTTCTGGGCTATACTATTAACACTCGCAGTTATTTATGAACTTGTTGAGCATATAGTTTGGCCTATATTAGTACCTTGGTTAATGTACTTACAATGGTTTAAATGACAAGAGGTAAAACAAAACGATTGGCTTGGACAGGCAGTCATAATAGATATAAAAAATTGAACGCTATTTATTTAGAAAATTATAATAAAATATTTAAAAGGAAAAAGAAGAACAAGAATGAGCAACTTTCCTTTCGATAAACAATTAATCGCAATGTTTATTTTTATTACTTTATTTTTAACTTTAACATTGATATTTACATAATAGGGTTATGACTTAATACATACACGAGGTTTCACAGTTAGACCTCTAATAAAGAAAGGAGAAAATATGTTTAAACTAGATTTAGATATTCCCACTTATGCAGAATGGAAAGCATATGTGGACAAGTTAGTTAAAGATCAACCTGAACAAGCTAAAAAATACCAAGAGCAAGTTCAGAAATTTTGGCAAGATTTTTTTAATGATATTTGGATTAACACTCCAAGCGGCAAATAGAAAAATCATTATTAATAGAATTTGGGGGGGATCCTGTCTAGCGATATTTCCCTCCCAGATGCCAATATGATTTGGTGTTATAGACTAGGAGTTGTGATGTCGATAATAATATTATACAAGATACACATGGTGGGTTGTATATGATTGAAAGAAAAACTACTACACATTGCGTTGTCCATTGTGCTGATACTCCAGCAGATATGGATATAGGTGCTACTGTAATTAGAAGGTGGCATACTGAAGAAAGAAAATGGGATGACATAGGCTACCACTATGTAATCAGAAGAGATGGAATTTTAGAGAATGGTAGAGATACCAAAATGCAAGGTGCTCATTGTGCAGCTCTTGGAATGAATGGAAAGAGTTTAGGAATTTGTCTTGTTGGTAGAGGGAACAACATTACAGAAGATCAATATCTAACTCTTCATAGTCTAATACAAACAATTAAAACAATGTATCCAGATATAGAAGTGATTGGTCATTCTGATGTAGAGCCCAAGAAACCCAACTGTCCAGGCTTTGATGTAAAGCAATGGAACAAAGATGAATTTTATGGCTAAAGGTTACAAGTGTATATTAGTTGTCAGCGATTTGCATCTACCTTATCACAAGAAGGATGCCTTTAATTTCTTACGAGCAATCAAAAAAAAATACCCAATAGATTATGTAGTTAATATAGGAGATGAGCTTGATGCTCATGCCTTATCATTCTATGATACTGATCCAGATCTTTTATCAGCCGGTATGGAATTGGATAAAGCCAAGGAGTACATAAGAGAATTAGAAAAGATGTTTCCTCGGATGACACTTGTTCATTCTAATCATTCATCATTAATTTATAGGAGAGCTTTGAAACATGGAATGCCTAGAGCTTATTTAAAAAATTATAATGAGTTCCTGGGTGTAGGTAAAGGATGGAAGTGGGTAGAGGATTTGAATTTAAACATGAGCTCTGGACAAGAATGTTTTTTTACTCATGGAATTTCAGCAGATGGTTTAAAACTTGCAATGCAATATGGTAAGTGTGTAACCCAGGGCCACTTTCATAGTAAGTTTCAGATACAATATTTTTCTAATCCAGATAGTTTAATCTGGTCTATGCAAGTAGGCTGCCTGGCCTCGCAATCACATCTGGCTTTTAATTATTCACGAACATTCAGATTAAGATTTATTGTTGGAGTGGGTATTATAATAGATGGACAACCTAAACTACTTCCAATGGTAATGGATCATAAAGGTAATTGGGATGGCAAACTATATTAAATGGCAAAGCCACCTAAATATGGAGCTGTAGTTACATACACTAAAACCCATAAAGGTACGAGTATTGGGAGAAGGCCCATCACAAGTACAATGAATAAAAATAAACGCAGACGATTAGGAAAGAAACCATACTATCGTGGCCAAGGGAAAGCATGACAGCTAAAGCAGATTGGAAAGATGTAGTACAGGAATTGAAAGACCAGGTGAGAGTTCTTAAAGATGAGAAGGCAGAGCTGCAATCAAGTGTTAAAGAAAAAGAGAGTGCCTTAAAAAGAACAACACAAAAACTTGAGAACGCAACAGAGGATTTAGATAAAGCTGTTGAGGAAATAGAAGAGCTCAAGAGAGAGAAGGATCCTGTTAAGGAAAGGGAATGAGATTTATAACCATCAACAACAGGGCCCATGCAAAATTAAAATTAATTTGGTATGACATCTTGGGTGATAGCACAGTAGGAACAGACCACGAGTTCGAGAGGATGAAGTGTGCACGAATTATTACAGATTGTTATTTGTATGATATGTTTGAAAGTGATGGAGTAGAGTATGTTAGAACCTTTGCCTCATACCAAAGCGATGAAGATATAGGATATGGAGATAGGAATGTATATCCGATGGAAGTCTTTGCTATAGATAGCCAGAGATCAATCAGAAATGCCCTTAAATTAATGAAGAGAAGGTCATCCTAGGAGTAAGTACCAAATAATAAAGAGGGCTCTGTATGGCCCTTAAAATGGCTTTTAAGCCTATCATTAAAAACACCAGCACAAAAATGTCCAAAGACCATATAGCTCCTGTAAAAATGGCGATCTAGCTTAACACCCTTCTCATCTTTAACTATTCTGTGTTCTAGTAGGCTGCTCTGGTGTGGATCATGGCAAGTATCTTTATCAACCATAACAGGATGATAGAATGCCTGGCCATTAAATTGTAAAAACAATATTATTACCCAGGTTTTCACATCACATCTATTAATTGTTTTATATGTTTGTCTTTATCTTCTATTTGTTTGGATAGTTTTTTATTATCTTCTTCTAATTCAGATACTCTTACTTGTAACTTACCATTTAATTCCTGGTGATTGTTATTAACTCCTTCTACCTTTTGTCTTGTTTCTTTTTCTTCTCTCCACATATCCAATAATGTATTGTAATCTGTGTTATCATTTGAAGGTAGCCCTGTAGTCTTATCGTATTTAATTCCCATCTAAATTTTCTGCCGGATTTTTCATCAAAATTTTTTGAAATTTTTCTCGGTGTTTTTCTAACCAATATTCTTCATAAGGTTTTATTATAACTCCATGAGGAAAAAGAGGTGAGTGCTCCAGGTTTAATAGTTCTGGATCATTAGCTGAATAGAATTTCTGGTGTGGTTTTTCTCCAGGCTCTTCCGAAGGCATAGTAATAACCACCACATCATTCTCTCCATCGAATGCTGTAATCAAATCTTTAACAAACTGTTTATCAAATCTACTTTTATATAAATTCAGTATTTACCTCCCTGTTAATATTAGTAAATATTATTTACCACTTCCATTTAAAATTTCAATACCTCTTGGTTTTGCTGGATGTATCCTAATTAATCTATCTCTTTCTAATAACCGGAGCATTCGATGAACATTACTGTGAACACAGCCCATGTGTTTTGCTATTTCTCTAACAGTAGGAGGTGTTCTTTCTTTCCTATGATAGGATTTAATGTAATCAAACAGTCTTAATTGTTTCTTTGTTACCATTAGATTGGGCATTATTATCCTCCTTAAATTTATCGAGATCTTTTTGAACTCTATCTATTGTTGATTTATGAAGGCCAGGAAGTTCTCTCCCTAAACCTTCTAGTTTAATTTTTTCTGCTGAAATATAATCTTTAAGCATAGCCTTTTTTTCTTCCAGAGATTTATTTTCATCATTAATAATATCTCCTATCTTACCTCTATAATTATTAACATAAGTAATAGCAGCAGTATCTTTTTCTTTTTTATCTTGAGCTGCTTTATTAATTACAGATTTATTATCAGTTACTATAGAGTTAGCATTACCATCGTCATCCTGGGTAGCCAAGCCATATATTGCTAACAAAGAATATCTTTTAGCATAAGTAATAGCTGATCCTACTGCATGGCTATCATCAAATCTATTGCCTTTAACTGCAATGATATGTCTGCTCGTGATAGCTTGTTCACTACTCGTATGATAAACAGTAGTTCTAACAAACTGTGTGCTAAATACTTTACCTTCAACAATATCTTTTTCAAAGTCTATTTGTTGAGAAAAGGCTAATCCAAATTTAGCTCCATAATTACAACATTCAATTACTTCATCGAGTGTAGCATAGTTAGATTTAAAGTATGGATTAACACCATCTCTTTCAGCTTTAGTATTACTAGCTTGAAATTTATTTAAAGCATCAATTAAATTGCTAGTGTTGGGTTTCATCTGGTGGTTCTTCTGGTTCGTCATCATCATCTCCTATTTTGTTATTAATGTGAAAAGTAAATATTTGGTTCTGTACTTTAAGGCCCTCGATTGCAGCCAGGGCCATAAGCTCAATGAGTTCTTCAATAAACTCAACACCGACATCGACACCAAACTTTTCCAATATTCTATATCGAATGCGTTTGGCACTCTCTTGCCTGGCAAGTAAGTAAGCATTAATTTGAAATTTTTTTTTATCATTATCTTTGGACACTATGCTTTACCGAGAACCTCCTGTATTTAAGTGGAGGCCCTTCAAGTTTTATTACTTTAGTTTTTGCTTTCTCCATTGTGGTATGTCTAACTTCCACATCATTACATTTAACAACCTCATGCTCTCCCATTATTTCTTTCATTCTTTTTGATGAGAGATCTTTAATTTCTTGTGAGGCTTTAATTGCAGTATTAGCAGAATGATAATCATCCACTAATTTCTGGAGCTCATTGTTACCATCCATATTAAAAGCATTTAATTTACCATTGCCTATAATTAATCTGGATGCCTCTTTGGTATTCTCTGGAGGATACCAATAGTCTTTACCATTCATAATGCCATCAACCCTAAACCAAAAATCTGTTGCAGCATCTATTAATAGTTGTTGTATCTTTTTATCTGGATAAGAAACAAACCATTGTAGATCCCAGCCCTTAACCAATCTGACTAAAAGGGAGTATTTACTTCCTGTTGTTAGCAACTGTGATTGCTGCTGGAAGTTTTGATATAAGGGCACAGGATCTATAGCAGCACCGGAGAAATTTTTAATTTCTATGTTACCTTCTCCGGATAGTTTATGTGTTTGATTGTTATGATCCACTAAACTTATTGCTTTACTAAATTTTATTTTAGCATCCAATGAACTGCCGATCTTCCCTCCCTTGACTTTAAAAAAGTATCCTTGATCCGGAACATTAATTTTAAATGTAGCTTTTTGTTGATCACAGATCTCTTTCAAGTCGTGGGAGAAAAGATTAAGTATAGCTGGTTCTAAATATTTACCAGCTTTGACTTTAGGTAAGTTACTTATGTCATCAGCAACCTCCTCTCCTTTAAGCTCCTTGAGAGCTTTTTCCAAAACCTCGTTGCGAGTTTTGAAACCTTTGTATCCTTCTACTTGGACTAAATTTGGTAGTGTGCTAGATCCTAACTCATATCTTTTTAATGATGTATGAATTATATTTACAGGCATTAAATTAATCCTGGAAAATAGTAGTAGTAACACTTATCTGAAAGTGCACACAAAAATATTGTGAAGAAATAAATCATGGCAATACAAGCCAGGAAAACAAATCCTTCAAATATGAATTTCAATATTTTCATTTAGACCTCCTTCTTGGTGTCTAATTGTTTATCTTGTGTTTCCACTTTAGACACATTCTGTCTATTATCTATAGGAACATTAGAAGAACACAGCTTTCCATCAACTACTGTTATCGGATAATCAAAAAAATAATTAACCGGAACATCTAATGCTAGTGAAAGTTGTTTAATTCTAAAACCACTCACACCATTTATTCCTTTTTCGTATTTTTGCACTTGTTGAAAAGTTACAAAAAGTTTTTTGGCAAGTTTTGATTGAGTTAATTTTAGGCCAAGTCTTTGCTTTAAAATTCTTTGACCAACTACTTTATTAAACTCACTTGCCTTTAGATCATTATGATCCATTACGCACCTCCTTTTCTTCTTCTTGTATTAATTCTCCTTGATGATTTCCTTGTTTAATTTGTTCTGCAATATGTTCAAGGTCAGCATCATTAGGATCATAGTTTGGATAGTCATGTATCTTTAAGCTCCACCAGGATCTTTTAGCCATTACGCACCTCCTATCATTGTTAACCCCACTTCACTTCCTGGTATTGTGGATGTTCATTTACCAAAGAGCCATTGAAATTGTTTTGGATTTCTACCAAAGTTTTATAAAGTGATTTCTTAACTGCATCTCCTTCACAAGCCTGGTATAAAAAACAACTTAAACTTTTAACTAATTGATAATCATTATGGCCCAACTGTCTGCTCAACCATACAGCTTTAGATTTATTTACATCAAAGAATAATTCTTCAACATACTTTTTACCATTATCACCATATCTTTCATTAAGGCTGTATCTATTTAAGTTAAGAAGATTATCAAAAACTTTACCAGCATTTTTATTATACTGATCTTTAAGTTTTTCTATCTCCTTATATCTTGGGCCATGTGTTCCTACTTTGCTGATTGCTTTTAATACTCTTCCTAAACAATCTGTATCTACTTGATAAGCACTCACTACACACCTCCTTTATATACTCTAACTCCAGATTGGAATTGGCCTGTTGAATATAAACCAAATCCCAGATGTGGATTTTCTTTTACAAGTTTTGATACAACATCAACAAATTGACTTACAGTTAATGCTGGTTCATCTGCTGCACCAAGCCCAGAGCTATCACACCACAGCTCTCCTCCTTTTAAGATTTTAGATCCATACCACCAATCTGGCACATCTAATTTATCTTTTAACTTATTAACATTAAACTTCTTCCAACCACTTGGAATGTGTGTTCCAAGACTAGGTATAGATCTAATTGGTTCAATGTTGCCTTCCTCAAGCTCGTTTCTTTCATCATAAGATAATATTTTTGGTTCAACATCATCCTCTCTAGCTTGTTTTCCAGCTTTCTTATTTAATGATATGATTGTTTGTAAATCCATCATTATGCACCTACTCTTTCTATGATGTTTTTAACTGTTGTAGGATACCAAGCTCCATCATTATAAGTTTTGATACCTCTATTATTTAAAGCAACAGAAATATCCTGGAATGTATTTAATCCAGCAGCTCTGATACTTTTAATAATTTCATTAATCTTATTTGCGAATTGATCTGCTTGTTGTTGTTTAACTTTGTTACCTTTAATACTTGCTTGTTTAAGATTTTTTGGATTGCCTAATTGCACTCCATTCTTTTTAGCAATAGCCAGGGCAGCTTTAGTATTTTTTCTTAATGTATCTAAATACTGTTCAGCTACAGCAGCAAGTAATTGAATAGTAAATTTGTTAGCATCTGGTATATCGCAACAAACAAAATCAATCTTACTGTTTTGTAATTTAGCAACAAAGTATAAGTTACGAGCAAGTCTATCTAATCTTGCTATAACTAATGTTGCTTTTTCTTTTTTACATAATGCCAGGGCCTTTAGTAGTTCCGGTCTATCACTTTTAGATCCACTTTCAGTTTCTTTAAAAGATGCAATCAATTCATTATTGCCAACATATCTTTTAACAACACTCTCTTGATCCTGGATACCATAACCATCTTTGCCTTGGTCTTGAGTTGATACTCTATAGTAGGCTACATAGTTCATTACACAGCCTCCTTTGTATATCCACTTGCATCCTTTGTTATTTTAACTTTTTTTAAACCCAGCAATGCTTTTTGTGATCTGCTTAATTTCTTGCCTCCATTAAGTCTTTCAAAACCATTGATATTTAAAATATATCCATCTTTATTTTTGTACCCATATTTAACTTTAGTCATCGTTTCTCCTTTTAGTTTTATTGGTCTTGTATTGTTCATGTGTATATAAATATATATTAAATATATATATGTCAATACTTAAAATAAAAAAAAAGGAAATAAAATGAAACCTCAATTAACCCCTGTTTATCTGAAGATTTCAACCAAATTGAAAGAAAATCTGAAAAAAGAGGCTCGAAAACATCGAGTATCTATGGCTAAATTCATCGCAGATGCAGTTGAATTGGTGCTAAATTCAAAACCACACTATCAATTTAAGGGAAATAAAAATGTCAGATCCAATAGATCCAAAGCATTATAATCAATTAGCAATACAGCCAAGAGATTATATAACTAAAAATAACCTGGGCTACAATGAAGGTAACATTGTGAAGTACATCTCCAGGTGGAGGTTCAAGGATGGTTTAGTTGATTTAAAAAAAGCACAGAACTATATCAACTATCTAATCAAGTTGGTAGAAGAACACCAGCAGAAGAAAACACAACCAAAAAAAGAGAGTTCAGAATGGCCCATTAGATTTGGTGTTAGGCCTAATTGGAACATTGATGTGATGTTAAAAGAATTTAAACCAGAGCAAGTAAAAGAAATAGTGGGCCGGAAAGCCTGGGATGAATGGAATAAGAAATCAAAGAAAAAGAAACCAGGTAATGTAGTTGATTTTAAAAAGGATCCTAAAAAATGATTGGACTACCTTATAATTTTATAGATAGCTTTTACTTTGCCTTGGTTCTAGTAGCAGTTTGTTTTTTAGTGATATGGTGGAAATCTTAAATGAGGCTTAACTCAAACAAAT